CCATTGAATCGTGGGGCAGTTCACAGAACACCATTGAATCGTGGGACAGTTCACAGAACACCATTGAATCGTTGGGCAGTTCACAGAACACCATTGAATCGTGGGACAGTTCACAGAACACCATTAAATCGTGGGACAGTTCACAGAACACCATTAAATCGTGGGACAGTTCACAGAACACCATTGAATCGTGGGGCAGTTCACAGAACACCATTGAATCGTGGGACAGTTCACAGAACACCGCAGCTGTAGGAGCCACATCTTCTGCACACATTGCCGACTATCACTCAGCAAAAACAAAGTTTGAATTGACTGAAGGCGACTGTCCTCTGATCAAACACCTGACTGAAAAGAAGGTGTACGTAAAAACATCAGCCTTCACCATTGAGCAAATCAATTAATCAATCCAAATAAAACTTAAGACATGAAATAAATGAGAACGCTCAATGCCAGGCAATCTCAACGTAAGCAGGAAGATCATGTTTGCCCATTCCAATTAGATATAGTTGAACGAGCCATTAACCTATGGAGTAATGAAGGGGATGAAATAGCCGACCCGTTCGGTGGTATTGGTTCGGTTGGATATGAAGCCATCAAACTTGGCCGCAAAGCTCACCTGACAGAATTAAACAGCGATTACTTCCACTGCGGGGTTGGTTATTGCAAAGAAGCTGAACACAAAAGAAATGTACCCACATTATTTGATGTAACTGAATTTGAAAAAGTAGGATGAAAAAATATTATACCATACGGATAAATGCCACTAATAAAGTTGGCATCTGGTATCAGGGAAAGCTTGGCCGGGAATATGAAGCGACATTGGAAGCCAAGATCAATGAAAGCGGTAAAACTGCAACGGCAGTATTTATGGTTAATCCCTGCCAGTTTGTTTACCCTATTGACTGTGAAGTGATCGCTGAGAGAATTGTTGAACCAATACTAAGTAAAGGAAAATGAGTTTGAGAATATTAGACAAAGGCCACGAGTTCCATATTTACATTGACTTTGGGAATTTCTTTAAACGAAATCTTGAAGCCGTAAAAGAATTACCCGGCCGCCGGTGGATTAACGGAGAAAATAAATATTGGTGGGTGCCTGGTTCTGCAAGGGTTCAGGTCGAATCATTGCAAGAATCTCATAAAGCTGTAATTATTCAACCTGCAGATGCCCGCCCTGAGATGATTGGCGAAATACCGCCAATGGAAGAACTGGAAATTGACCTGCTTTGGAAAGACGGTGTTATACCCCGTCCTTATCAATTAACTGGTATTGCACAGGCCATGAAATTTGAGAAGTGCCTGAATGGGGACGAACAGGGCCTTGGTAAAACAATGCAATCTATCGGCACTATGTTAGGCCTGGAAGCGACAGGCCGCAACCCATTCCCCTGCCTTGTTGTTTGCCCCTCATCCATGAAGGGTACATGGAAAAGAGAGTGGGAAAAATTCAGCCACAAACGGGCAATGATACTGGATAGTTCAATGTCAGCACAACAAAGAAAGAACTGGTTTAGCTATGTATCACATGGGATTATTGATGTGGTAATTGTGAACTATGAATCACTGAATACTTTTTGCGTTGAATCCTATCCTAATGAAAAATTAAAGAATGGAAGGCGCAAACCGTGGAGGGCAATGGATGTGGTGTTAAAGCAGTTCATGGCTAAATTCCGGGCTGGCATATTGGACGAAAGCCATCGTTGCAAGGATCCTAATACTAATCAAAGCAAATTCATTTTAAGAATTTTCAACGGCCTGCAGTATCGGGTACTACTATCGGGTACACCGGTTGTAAATAAACCGATTGATCTGTTCCCTCAATTAGCCATCCTTGGTAAGTTGTCAGATTTTGGCAATAAGGACGGATTCCTTAACCGCTACTGTGATGGCGGGACCGGCACAAATAATCTGAAAGAACTCAATTACAAATTAAACCTCCATTGCTTTTTCAGGAGGGAAAAGAAAGATGTTGCCCAAGACCTGCCAGATAAACAGCGGCAGACAATCCTTTGTGATATTACTACCAGAACTGAGTATAATAAATGCAAAGCAGATTTTGAACAGTTCCTGCGGGATATCGGCTGTGATGATAAAGAGATAGCCCGGAAGATGAGAGGTGAGATAATGGTGCAGATGATGAAGCTGAAACAGATTGCCGGTCGGGGTAAGATGAATGAGGTAAAAGAGTTTGTGAATGAAGTTTTGGAAAGTGGCAATAAGCTGATTCTATTCTGTCACCTGCATGAGATAGTAGATGAGTGCCTGAACCTATGGCCGGATGCCGTTACAGTTACCGGCCGTGATAATTCAAAACAAAGACAGGCCAATATTGATGCGTTTCAAAGCGACCCGGATTGCAAGTTGATTATCTGCAATCACAAAGCTGCTGGTGTGGGTATTACCCTGACTGCATCGTCAAGGGTAGCTTTTATTGAATATCCCTGGACTTATGCCGATTGCGTTCAATGTGAGGACAGGGCGCACCGTATCGGTCAAAAAAACAATGTGATGTGTACCTACTTCTTAGGTCAGGACACGATTGATGAACGGATGTGGGAGATTATCAGTACCAAGATGACAATCGGTAACACAATTACAGGTGCAACTGATGATATGGACAGCATGGAAATGATAGACAAAACACTTCAACTATTTAATATTTATGGACAAAATTGAATTACAGCGCCGGTATGATTATCTGGTTAATCTGACACGGAAGTTACTTGTTGCTCAAAGGGCATATTTCAAGAGCAATAAAGATCACCAGTTGCTTATAAAATCAAAAGCAATTGAAAAAGAGCTAGATGAATTTGTGAACCCAAAGCCTGTAATCCAGGCACAATTAGATTTTTTAGGAAGATAGAAAAAGCAGACTATGCCAAACCGGATTTTAAGAGATTGGACTGATTCAGAAAAAGTGGATTTATTAAGTGTTCATGCGGAAAGGTTTTTTACCAGGCTAATAATGAAAGTAGATGACTATGGTAGATTTTCAGCAGGTGCAAAAGTTGTGAGGGCTGCATTATTCCCATTAAAATCACATGAAATTAGAGAGGCTGATATTTCCCGATGGCTCACCGAGTGTGAGGCAGCCGGTCTTATTATTCTCTACGAAATCAACGAGAAATCTTATTTGGAGATATGCAATTTTAAGCAGCGTTTGAGACAAATGATTGAAAAATACCCATCTAATTCAAAAAATGACGGTCATACGACTGACATACGACAGTCAGATGACGGCCTGAAACAGAAACCAGAAACCAGAAACCAGAAAAAAATACAAACGGCTTTCGCCGCTGACAGTGAATCGGATTTAAAACTTAAAGGCATTTATGATAAAATTGATAAAAACAAAAGTTCAATCTTTCAATTCATAAAAGTCAATAATCCTACGTTTATTGAGCCATACATTGATTTTTGGAACTTGTTCGCAAAAGAAAAATCACTATCTCCGGTGACTAAAATCTCAGACAGCCGTAAAAGAAAATTCAGTGTAAGGGTGAGGGAAAATGGTTTCAATTTCATTGAGGTATTACGGAAAGCAGGAACATCAGATTTTCTATTAACAGGAAAATGGTTTGGGTTTGACTGGATAATTGCCAATGACAGCAATTATCTGAAGGTAATTGAGGGTAATTATGATGCTAAGAATGGATTTAAAAATGTTCAACAGAAAAGGGAAATAGTGTTATGATCAGCCAGAATACGATAGATGAAATAAAACAGCGGATGGATGTGTCTGATGTGGTGAAGGATTTTGTGAAGTTAAAAAAGCAGGGTACTAACCTGGTTGGCCTGTGTCCTTTTCATAACGAAAAAACACCTTCATTCACCATCTCACCGGCAAAGCAGATTTACAAATGCTTTGGTTGTGGAAAGTCGGGAGATGCCATTCAATTCATCATTGACCATGAGCAGCTGAGCTATGTAGGGGCTATTGAATATCTGGCGAAAAAGTACAATGTGCAGATTGAACAAGAAGGCAAAAAAGAGTATGTAAAACCGTTACCACGGCTGGAAAAAGTGAGTAAAGAAGTGATAGATTGGTTTGAGAATGACAGGAAAATCAGTAATGATACACTCCTGCGAATGAAGATCACTGAAAGCCGGGAGTTCTTTCCACAACTCAAACAGGAATCACCGGCCATTTGCTTTAATTACTTTCGGGATGACGAGCTGGTCAATATCAAGTACCGTGGCAAAAAGAAATCATTCAAGCTGGAAAAGGATGCAGAGTTGATTTTTTACAACCTTGATGCCATTAAAGGTGAAAAAGAAGCGGTGATTGTGGAAGGTGAGATGGATGTACTGACTATGGTGGAATGCGGAATTTACAATTCTGTGGGTGTTCCTAATGGCACTGCAAAAGGCAACCTGCAGTTGCAGTACCTGGACAATTCATGGGAGGCGTTTGAGAAGCTGGAACGGGTGATTATCTGTGTGGATGATGATGAGGTGGGAAGGTTATTGAAAGAGGAATTAGGCCGCAGGATTGGCAAAGAAAAGTGCAAGGTGGTTACCTACCCGGAAGGATGCAAGGATAGCAATGAGGTTCTTTGTAAGATTGGTAAAGATGCGGTCCGTGAGTTAGTGAGTACCGCCAAAGACTGGCCAATTGAAGGTATTATCCCGATGGATGATATGTTTGAAGAGATCCTTTCTTTCTATGACAACGGCTATCCCCCCGGAGCAAAATCAGGATTCAGTGGATTTGACCAACTCTTAACTTTCTATCCCGGACACCTGACAATGGTAACCGGCATTCCTGGCCACGGTAAGGATGAGGTGACTAACGAGCTGATGGTTGACCTGGCCGTTAATGAGAACTGGAAATGGGGCGTGTTCAACTTTGAGGAGCCGGCTTCTATACACGCAACAAAATTGATTGAGAAATTTAAAAAGAAGGCTTTTGCTCACAGAAAAAATCCTGATGACAGAATTAGCAGACGGGAGTTTGAGCATGGAGTTGTATTAGTGGAACAGCACTTTCATTTTGTCAACATTTCGCAGGTAGATGTAACGATGGAGGGAATTTTGAAAAAGGCTAAAGAGTTGGTGAAGCGAAACGGAATTAAAGGCATTATCATTAATCCGTGGAACTATCTGGAGCATAAGAAAACATTCGGACAAAGTGAGACTGAATATATCAGCGAGATGCTGACTATGCTTTGCAATTTTCTTTGGAAGTACGGTGTACACTGCTTTTTGGTAGCGCACCCGTACAAGATGCAAAAGGACAAGAAGACTGGTAAGTATGAAGTGCCGACACTGTATTCAATCAATGGTTCTGCACACTTTTACAATAAGACACATAACGGACTTTGTGTGTACAGGAATTTTGAAACTGGCATCACTGATATTTATGTGCAGAAAGTGAAGTGGTACTGGCTCGGTCATGTAGGGTATGCCTCCTATTCATTCAACGTCAATACCCGGCAGTTTTCTTTCCTTGAGAATTCATTGAGGCAAGATAATCAGGTAAGTGATTTACCGGGCAATTTCAAACCGGTATCGGAGTTGCAACAATCAATTTTTTATGAATCAGAAAAACATAATGATGAAAAAACAACTGAAGACCTCCCGTTCTAAATCGGTATTGAAACCAAAAGAAGAGGCTATTCATTTACAGGTTGCAAAGTACCTGAAACTCCAATATCCTAAGGTATTGTTCAGAACTGACTTTGCTGCCGGACTTAGAATGACTATAGGCCAGGCTGTTAAGCAAAAGAAAATACAACATAGCAGGGCATGGCCAGATCTGTTCATTGCCCATCCATCTGGAGGTTATCACGGCCTTTTCCTTGAATTAAAAAGAGATGTCAGTGAGATTGTGAATAAGAATGGGAGCCTGAAAAAAAGCGACCACTTGGACGAACAACGGTCAATCATAACACACCTGAATCAGATTGGGTATAAGTCGGTATTCGCTTGCGGTTTTGACCATGCAAGATCAATTATTGATGAATATTTAAAAAATGAAAAATGAAAGTAATATCACTACTTCAACCCTGGGCCAGTCTTGTGGTAATCGGGGCAAAGAAAATTGAAACAAGAAGCTGGAATACAAAGTACAGAGGCCCTCTTCTTATTCACGCAAGTAAACGATGGGATTGGGAATTGAATGATATTGTTGGAAAGATTGGAGCTGATGCTATTTTGAGGCAAGCTGGTTACCATGCTTTAGCTCCAGTAAAAGGTAAGCCAAAAACAAACCTTCCACTTGGTGCTATTATTGGAAAAGTGAATATGGATAGAACAATTCCTTTTAATGAGCAATTTCAAATGGAAACTGGTAAAGTTCTTTCAAATCAGGAGCTTGATTTTGGCGATTACTCTCCGGGAAGATATGGGTGGATTTTATCTTTTCCTGTAAAATTTAATCACCCAATACCTGCCAAGGGCAGTCTAAGTATTTGGGACTATCGATTCCCCGGACGTGATGAAAATCATATCCTGCAATGTGATTCCTGTGGCTACACTGCCTGCAATGATGCTTTTGGATTACATAAAATGAATATAGATACGGAAGGCGAAGATTGGGACGTATGGTGTCCAAAATGCGAAGGGCGGGAACAAACCTTAATCATTGACCAATTGCCTTAGTAGCAACTTGCCCACAAGTCCAAAAAATCCGCATACGAATGAGGAAACACCCGGATAGAACCGTTTCTTAGCCTTAACAAAATCAATAAATCATGCCGGGCAATACAAGCCTTCCAGATGCTTTAAATCCACAGTTTCTATTCCAAATGACAGCCACGCAACTACTTAGTCAAATAGTTTCAGGGGAAATAGACCCTAAAGAACTGGCATGGCAAGAGCTGAGGAACAGGGGGCTGGATGCTTCAGGTAAATGGGTAGGTTTTGGTGAGGGTAAGTGTGAAAAAATATTCTAAAAAACTTGTCAGAAAATTTGGAAATGGTAGAAATATTACTACCTTTACTAAGTCAATCAAAAACAAGTTCTTTATGAAGTCAAGCGAATTACACAGGTTAATCCTGCGAAATGGGTGGAAGCACATCAGAACAAGCGGCAGCCACTACATTTACGAAAAGGATGGCCGGACTTACCCGGTTCCTTATCACGGAACGAAAGAAGTCGGCAAAGGAATTGAAATGAAAATCAAAAAAGAGATGGGGTTGAAATAAACCCCATCTTTAAAACTAAAGAAAATGAAACAGGTAAAAATTATAATCGAAAGAAGTAAAGATGCTTTTTGGGCATACGCTGAAAAACTTGAAGGAGTTAGTGGCGTTGGTAATACAGTGCAGGAAGCTAAACAATCAGCTTTACAAGGCATAGAGATTCAAAAGGAATTGGGTAATATTCCTGACAAAGATTATCATGTAGTATTTAAGTTTGATACGCAAAGCCTGCTGAATTACTACAACAAGATATTTACCAATGCAGCTTTGGAAAGAATGACCGGTATAAACCAGAAGCAGATACAACACTATGCCACTGGCTTAAAAAAGCCACGGCCAACACAAACAAAAAAAATTGAAACTGCCTTACATAGATTGGGTAGTGAACTTATGGCTGTAGAACTATAGTTTTTGATTGACGTTAAAAACTTTCTATGCCAGACCCACCTGAAAGGGTGGGTTTTTAAATATCTTCAATTCATGGTAAAACAATTTTTCAGAGACCTTGTAAAGCTCATCATAATCTGGATAGTTCTGGGAGTTGGTACTGGACTGATTGGTGTACTGCTGATGCTAATCAGCAACATCTAAAATAACTAAATATCAGTTAAATACGCTAATTTTGAGATGTCATAACAAGACACTCAATTTTATGCAGGTATCCGAATCTCAACAACTTACCTCCCGGATAATTAAGACCGAACCTATTAACTGGAAAGAGCTTCACTTTATCCAACAGGACACATTCAAAGAATGGGTTGAAAGTGGAGATGAGAAGCTCTTTCGTTCCCTGCTCAAATACCAATTCATTGACCCCTTCAAAGTTTGGGAGAAAGACGGAAAGCTGTTTTGCCTGGACGGGAAACACAGATGGAAAGACTTACATAAGGCCATTGAATTGGGTATTGATATTCCTGAATTACTCCCAGCTACTTTTATTGATTGCAGGGATGAAAAGGAAGCAGCCGAACTGGTCCTTATCTACTCATCCAGATATGCCCAAATCACACAACAGGGACTGTTTGACTTCATTCAACAGTATGAACTGGATTACGGCGACATAAAGCAGCAGGTGGATATTCCAGATTTTTCAACAGACCGGTTTGAGCAGAAATTTGATTTGTTCCAGGTTTGTGAAGCGGAAGAGCCAGAGTTTGATGCCGGTGGCGATTTGCTGGTAATGGTTGGAGATATATTTGAGATAAACGGGCATAGAATTATTTGCGGTTCATTCCTTGAACCATCAGTCCAGTCCTCCCTTATGGATGGCCGTAAGGCAAGAATCCTAATCTGTGATCCACCGTACAACTTACCCGCCAATTTCTTTACAAATAAGGATGAAAAACGGCACAAGAACTTTGCAATGGGTGCCGGGGAAATGACAGATGAGGAGTTTGTACTATTCCTTGAATCAATAATGAGGGCAGGATTACTACACACCGTTCAGGGGGCTATTCATTATATCTTCATGGATTGGCGGCACGTTTGGCACATGACAGAGGCCGGCCGCCGGGTATACGGTTCAGTTGTGCCAAAGCAGCTTTGTGTCTGGAATAAGGATATGATGGCTAATGGTTCATTCTATCGGGCAAAGCATGAGCTTTGTTTTGCGTTCAGCACACCGCAATCTAAGGCACTTTGGAACAAAGACCTGTTAGATCATGGTGGGTTCTACAAAGACGAAAACGAGCTGGTATTCATCTTTAAGGCCGGAGATGACGATGTTAAACACCTATCCCACCTTGACCTTGCAGACAGGATTCGTACAAATGTTTGGGACTACCCTTCCGCTACCAGCATTGCAAATCCTGACAGGTACGAACTCAAAAACCATCCTACCCCTAAACCGGTACGGATGATAGCTGATGCTATTCTTGACACCACTAACGAAAAAGATATTGTGATTGACTGGTTTCTTGGTTCAGGCACCTGCCTGATTGCCTGTGAGCAAACCGGCAGGTATTGTTACGGCAGCGATATTGAGCCACAGTATATCCAGTCAATCATTAAGCGATACCTGTCCTTTTGTGAAAAGAAAGGCATTGAGGTTAATTTTGCACATTTAAACGGCAACTTAACCATCAATCAATTCACAAATGAGCAATCAATTACCAACTAACGAAAAACTGAAGATTATGGCAGACACTGCAAAACACTTAAACGACATGATTCAGAAAAGGTTAAATAACAGGGTTGAAGCCCTCAACACCCTTGAATCATCCCCGATGGATAACCTGCCGGATGAGGTAAAGAAGATGAGGGAGATTGAAGCAGGCAAGATAAGGGCTGTTATGCAGGAACAAAAAGACCTGATTGAGATTGTAAAAATACTTTTCCCGGATGCCTAACATTGATAACATAGAGTGGGATAAGCGAATTCGTATCGTTCAGGAGTGGCTAATTGATGATTGGTCATCTGCTGACATCATTGCCCAAATAAATAACAAATGGGGTATTGAGGAACGTCAGGCAAAGCGTTACATCGCTGAAGCAAGAAGCAGATGGAATGAAGATGAGGATGAGTTGGTCAAACAAAAAAGGAAACGCAAGATTGCAAAGCTGCAAAAACTTGCCAGGTCGCTGGATAAAAAGTTCATTGGCACTCCTGCAGGTATTCGTTCAGTATTGTCGGTAGAAAAGGAGTTGATAAACCTTGAAGGACTACGGCCAGCGACTAAAGTGGAATTGACCGGCAAAGATGGCAGACCAATTCAGACAGAGAACTCTTCCGTCCTTCTTGTCTTACCAACTAACGGAAGGGAATTGAATCATGGAGAATCAAAAAGTAATTAAGCCGCAAGATGGGTTTCAGGTCCAGTTCCTGTCATCCAAAGCCGATATCGTTATCGGTGGTGGTGCAGCGGGTGCAGGTAAAACCTTTGCCGAGTTATTAGAGCCACTCAGACACAAAGATGTTTCCGGATTCAATGCAATATTCTTTCGCCGTACGACTGTGCAGATTCGTAATCCTGGCGGCTTGTGGGATGAATCATCAGAGCTTTACCCGCATTTTCAGGCATCATCAAACTCACAACATCTGGAGTGGAGCTTTCCATCAGGTGCCAGTGTAAAGTTTGCCCATCTGGAGCATGAAAAAAACATCTACGACCATCAGGGAGCGCAGTATTGCCTTATCATATTTGATGAGTTAACCCATTTCACTAAGAAACAATTCTTTTACCTACTTTCCCGTAATCGATCTACTTGCGGTGTGAAGCCGTATATCCGGGCAACCTGTAATCCGGATCCTGACAGCTTTGTAGCCGACATGATTGAGTGGTGGATTGATAACAATCCGAAATTACCGAATGGTGAACCTAACCCACAATACGGCTATCCAATACCTGAAAGGGCCGGTGTGTTACGGTACTTCGTAATTGATAAGGATAACTTTATTTGGGGCGATACCAAACAGGAAGTTATTGACAAAGCCCCTCACATATTCAGTAACCCGGCATTTGTAAACATTGATCATAATGACCTTATAAAATCAATAACCTTCATTCCGGGTAGTATTTATGGCAATAAAGAATTGATGTCAAAGAATCCTGAGTACCTGGCCAACCTGATGTCACAGGATGAAGATGAGAAATCAAGACTATTGGATGGTAACTGGAAGATGAGAATTGATGAACTGTGTATTTTTCAATATGCCAGCATAGAAGGTTTGTTTAGCAACTTATACCCTTCTAATACTGCCAACAGATATATTACTTGCGATGCCGCCAGATTCGGTAATGACCTGACAACAATATTTGTCTGGTATGGATGGAAGGTTGTAAAGCTGGTAGTGATTAGTAAGTCCGATGCACAAGAGATTGTGAATGCCATTGAAAAAGAACGGGAACGACATTCAATCATTAAGGGGAAGGTATTGGTTGATCAGGATGGAGTGGGCGGTGGTGTGGTAAGGCTGGGAAATTATGTTGGATTTTCCGGCGGCAACACTCCAATGGTTGACCCGTCCATCAAACAGAAGGAGAATTATAAGAATCTTAAAACGCAATGCTATTACCGATTTGCAGAAAGGGTTAACAATGACGAAGTAAGTCTGCCATTGTCAAATGACAATGTAGTGGTTGATGGTGTTTATTCCGTCAAGATGAAACTCAATGATAAAGTAGTTGATGTGAGGGACCTGATTAAACAGGACTTACGGGCGATAAAGAAAAAGGAGAAGGATGATGAAGGTAAGAGGCAGATCAACAGTAAAGACGAACAAAAAGCCATCCTCAAAGGCCGTTCGCCCGACTTCGGTGATGGCATGATGATGAGGGAATACTTTGAGTTCAGGTCTGGCAACCTGGTTAAAGGAAAGCCGACCAGTTCCATTTTGGATTCCATTTAACCATAAATTAGCGATAATAAATAAAATTCAATTAAAAAAACTATTTTTGATACTGCAATTATTCACCTAAAACTCTAAACTATGTCACAAGATAAGTTCACATCTGAAGTAGCTGTTACTGTTGAATTGCTTACTTCCACTAAGGAAGCGGTGGAGCAAACGCTAACCGACCCCCGTACAATTCAATTAAAAATCAGGGTTGTTGAAAACCTGAATCAGCAAATCAATTTCCTATCAACAAGAGCTGGCTTGCCAGGTGTTCAGGAAAATAAAAAGTCAAAGGCAGAACCGATTACTAAAATGTTCGGCAAGGATGTAAGCAAGTCGGCTAAACAGGAACCGGCAGCTACTCCTGTAAAAATTGATACACCTGATGAAGTGGCCGCAAAGGAACTAAAATTAAAAGTTGACCAGCTCTATCCTGAGTTTGCGAATATTGAAACAGATGCCATTCTTGACACCTATGCAGAAATTGAAATCCGTGGAGTGGCGAAAAGAGCCGGACTACCGGTCACAGAAACTCACCCGTCAAAAATTGATGCAGATTTTGTAAACCAGGTAAAGGAAGCAATCAGGAAGAAAGCTGAATTGGAAGCAGGTGCCAACCCATTGACAGAAGAACAAAAGTTTGAGTTGGAGTTTGAATTGGAAGAGTTGACGGAAAAACTTAAAACAGTTGCTCCTGAAGATAAGCCTGCAATTGATGCAAGAATAAAGGAGATAAATGAAAAACTCGGTCAATGATTCTGCTCATAAATGATATTGAAAAGAAAATCCCCTTTGAACTGGCAGAGATAACACTCGGCCAGTTCATTGAGTATTATGACAGGTACGGCCGTGAGCTTGATGGCAAGTTGGATGAACTGATTAGTAAGGTGTATGAAAGCGAAGATGATAAGGAATTGAATCAGGAACTTGATATCAATACTCATATTGACGAAGAGTGTGTAGCGTGGGTGAGCTTCTGGACTGGGTTCTCATTTGAAGATATTAAGGGAAAGCCGGACATACTTCCAGTTTTATGTGAGTACAGAAAATTCAGGCAGCAATTAAAACAGAGTGAGGACGTTTCAAACACCTACCCTTCAATTATTGAATGGGAAGGTAGTCAGTGGGAGATTCAGGACTATGCAGTGACACCTTCCAGTGGTATGACATTTAACGAAATCATTACTTCAAAGGAAGTCATTCGACAGGTTCATGCCCTTGGTAAAAAGAAATGGGATGCACTACCCTATCTATGTGCAATATTCCTTAGAAAAAAAGAAGAGTTATTTAATGATGAATTCATTCAGGACGGAAGAAGTGAGCGAATAAAACTTATGCAGTCCCTACCCATGCATTATGCCATTCAGGTAGCTTTTTTTTTGAGCAGTTGTGTGAGTACCTGGAACAGCATTTCGCAGTATTTAAAAGAGGAGGAGGTGACGGAAAGCCAGAACTGACAGCACACTTTGAAGAATGGGGATGGATAAACTTTCTATCCTCCATTGCAGAAACAAAAGTATTTGATATTCCGGGTGAAGGATTAGACAGCATTGAATGTGCCAAAAGAGCAAAGGCGTTTAAGGTACTGATTTATGCGAGTGAAAAACGGGATTATCAGGTAGCTCTTAACGAAGCATATAAAACACAATAATATGACCAGACAACAACAAGTACAGTTTGCCAACGATTTCAATAAAGAACTTGAAAAGATAACCGTTTCATGGACTAATGATTTACGAGAATGGTACCCCATTGCAATGAGGGCTTTGGATTTTGCATCCGCTTTATCGCTTAATATTCCACAGAAGCATTATAGCCGCCTGTTTGAACATGAAACACATGGCCTGAACATGAATGTAGTTGCCCTGCTTGCCAACAATATTGAGGCAAGAACGCCGATGGAAATGGGTGTAAATGCTAAGAAGTGGAATGACATCCTTCAGTTAAACCAGCGTATTGCAGATCATTGGGAAGGACTGGCAAGGCCAATCCGGGAAACAGTTGCCAAACGGATGCAGCTTATGGAAGGTACAGGATTTAAACCAATTATCGGAGGATTACAAACAGAAGCGTAATGGACGAATTGTTTATATATGACCGGGATAAGGGATTGTTCAAAGAGATATTGAAACAGTCGGTCGTGATTGGCGGCAGGTATCATGTTTCTGCTAATTACGGCCATGACCTCAATACCAATAACCTTGAACAGTACATAAAAGACCCTGCCAGCGGCTTAGCTGATGTCGGTCAAAAGTACCCTGCATGTGTATGTGTAACTCCCAAAAGCCGTATCATTTCTATCAATGGAAATAAATGGGAGGAGTTCTATTTCTACCTGTATTTTATCTGTACCACTAATTACACCGGTCAAAACAAGATAAAAAGCCTTGACCCATCCACCAACACAAGTAGCCATCATGTTTGGTACGACTGGAAGGATATGAAGGAATGCGCTGTTAATTTTCTTGAACTCCTCAAAAAGGTACAGAAAAAGCCAGTTGATTACAATGGAAATCCGGTCCCGCTTGGTTCAGTATTCAACATTGATACAGAGAAAGCCGATATAGTCAGGTTAACTAAGTTCAATAACGATAAAGTAAGCGGAGTTGGTTTATACTTTTCGGCTTACCTGTTGGCAGATACCTGCGACCTGCAGGATTACAGCACAGAGGCAATTGATAATATTACTATTCCATCTCTATCCATTCACCCATTGCATAAGCACTGATGAATATCTACCATCAAATAGCAGGTAAAATACCGGCCAATATTAAAAAGATAATACTGGAAGAGGGATTTATTGACAAGGCAGTAAATGTGATGGAGATAAATACTCCGATGGAATACCTCTTTGATGTGTACGAAGAGTTCGTTGATGTATCAGGCGAACATGACGACTGGAGCTGTCACAAGTGCAGGGAGTTCGTGCTACAAGAGTGGAAAAAAATAAAACCATTTTTGAATTGAAGATTGACGGTAAAAATATCAATGTCCTGATTATGGACGAAGTTAAAAAAGAGCTTCGTTTACAGGGTCACTATGCTACCGGTGAACTGGAAGATTCAATGAAAGGCTACGATGCTGAATTAAAGAATGAGAACCTTTTACAGGCTTATGCCCTGATGTATATACAGGAATTGGAGTTCGGAGTGCCGGCCGCCAAAATTAAACTGTCAGAATCGGAATTCCAGAATCTCCGTAAGTGGACAAAAGTAAAAGGATTAGCAACCAACGAAGCCGAAGCTACACAAATAGCGGCGGCCATTGTCCGCACCTGGAAACGGGAAGGAAAGCCATCTCCTGGCTCCCGGGAGTTCAGCCAAACCGGAGATGTGTTGGGTGCCATCAAAACGACTTTTGATAAAAACGAGGAATTGTTTTCTGATTTAATACTTGATGAGGTGGCTGATGAAGTAGATAAACGATTTTCCCAACTAAAAAGCGAAACGATCTAATGGCTATCGTATCCATATCACAACAACCGGCCGTAAATGCATTGAAGGCAGCTTATCGGCCAATTATGCTAAAGACAGTCGCAACAAGGACGGACGGAAATCCTGTGCCTCCTGTTGTTTATTGCGATATCTACATCGGAGGTATATTCTACAAAACGCTTAGCAAAACACAATACAGTTCAGTGTCTGTTGGTGATAGCGAATGGACTTTTGATATATCAGATGCTTTGCAGGAAGTTCTTTCATATACGATTCCGCTATATGGCGAATCGTTAATTAAATTACTACCTAATAATTTTCGGCAGGTATATGTAAAATTCAGGAGCAGCGGTTTTGATGCAGCCGGATTCATTTTACCAGAAGGAACTTCACCTGTTCAGGGTACAGGAGGCAATCCGCCTGTTGCTGGCACAGGAACACAAAGCAATACATTCTATGTAATCAATTCAACATTACAGCATACTGAATCGCAGGACCTGGCAACTCATTTGAATAGCTTAAAATCGCTAACGTGGGCTAATCACACATACCCATTAACACATAGACCTAAAGACTATCTGTTATGTTTTTCTGATAATGATTATTACCCGATAATATACATGGGTGATGATGGGCTAAAAGGGATAAGAATCACATATACATATGATGGTATGAACTTTGTTACATTAACACACAACTATGATGTTAGTGAATTACCAAATATACAGGTCAAAGGTTTGTATAATATTCCAAATGGATTACTGAACTTGTCTACTCTATTTCCTGTTGACTTCAACTATGTTAAAAAATACAATATAGAAGTTTTAGATGTTAATGACGTAATTGTTGCGGGTTGGGAAAACACAATAGGTTGTTGTTGTAATTCTGATCTGGTAAGGATTCACTTTCTCAATTATCTCGGAACGTTTGATGCAATAAATTTTGATAAGCCCAAAATATTACATGAGGCATCGGCCAGCGAATATGTGAAGTCCCTTAAATCACCATTACTGCCTACTGACAGTGGAAGTGAAAGATTTGGAGTGAAGGCCAATGATACTTACGAAGCAAGGAATAAATGTTATAAGGAGGCAGATATGAATTGGGTGCAGGAATTGATTGATTCGCCAAAAGTATTTTCTGAATATATACCCCCCCCAGGTGCGCCTATCACTAATTATTTCTACCCGATAGTAATGCTGAATGGCAAGTTGGAAAAACAGAAAAATGACAGAGAGTTTATTTATGACTTCATTGTTCAGTTCAAATTATCTAATGATTTTATCACAATCAGGAACTAATGGCAGATAAACGATACCTGAATATTACCATTGGCGGAAGGCAGGTGCAGGTGAAGTCACCTGAAGATATTCCTGTTGCCATTGACTACTCATTGGAAGATCCTGATAACTTTCAAAAAAAGAAGTCCGCTGAATCTTTTAATGTAAAAATACCTGCCAATCCAAATAACGACCAACTGGCAAACACGTTTCGTAATCCGGATATAAACGACCTGACTTCAGGCGAGGTGTTCCGCTCCCACCAACCGGCTATTATTGAAGCTGGAGGGCAGGAGCTATTAGTGGGAAAGGCATTTCTGGTAAGTGCCAGCCATACCAATAGACCGCAAGAGTATGAGTTCAATTTCTATGGAGATAATGCAGACTGGTTAGTTGACCTTAAAGAAGCTACCTTATTTGACTTCCTGAAACATATCAATTTCACCTTTAATCAGGCTAACATAATCAACTCTTGGGTATTTGACGGGACGAATGAAGCATTGCCGTATGTGTTTGCGCCGGTAAGATACCGTGATAAGTTTGACCCGGTGAATCAAAGAGATGATGATGTGGCTCCAATCTATATGAAGCCATCAATCAGTAAGTATTGGATTCTCTATTGGGCTTTCAAATCATTGGGTTATAAAATTCAATCAAACTTCTTTAGCCTGCCCTATTTCCGCCGTCAGGTCATGCCCTGGACATGGGGTAGTTTCCTGAGTTCGGAAGGAACAAGGTTTGAGATTCATAAATTCAGGGCTAAGAGCCTGCAGGATGTATTCTACGAAGGTTCAAATGGTTCAATCAGCATTATTTGGGATTTATTGGTTTCTGATGATTACAGCCCGGGAATGTTTGACAACAATAATACCGTTCCGAATGGTGATTATACTTACAGTAATCCACTTGCTGAAATGAAGTGGAAGTATAATACTCCTCACTATGGCACCTTGGAATCTACATTCAGCATGACAATAAGCTATGATTTATATGCCTCTGGTAACTCAGATGTAGAGCTGCGGGTGCAATGGAGAAAGAATGGTGTGCAGTTTGATAGCGGTTGGGGTGCATATAACGGAAACGGAAATCTGATTGCACAGAAATCCTCATCAGGTGTAGGCGGTAGTCTAATAGAAGTAAAGGAAATGTTTGCAACTGCAACCGTAAATCCTAATGATGAGATTACAGCAAAAATATATCTGCACATTTTTGAATCAAAAATAGGTAACGCATCTGCAAAGGCTAATATCCTGCAATTCCAATTGGATTATTTCAGGATTCCTTTGGGTGGTGTTATTGACTTTGAAAATTACACCGGATTCAAAAAATACAAATTCATTGATTATCTCCGTGGAATTATAGATGAGTTCAACCTGTCCGTCAACACGGATCCTGTCAACAAGGTTGTTTACTTCGAGCCTACACACCCCTATTCAACCAACAATTCATTAATCGCTACTCAGCCAGGTTACTTTAAGAATGATTTTATTGACTGGAATGGAAAGGAAGACCTGAGTAAGGAGTGGAAGATGGATAATTACAGTGATTATGAGAAAGAAGTTTTATTCAAATACAAAGAGGATAGCAACGATGGTATTCTTAAAAAAATAACAGACAGGAATATCACTACGCTGGCTGCAGGTAAATATATTTTCCCAGATAGGTTCAAAGCCGGGAAAAAAGAAATTGAAAACAGGTTCTTTTCGCCGGTCATGCACTGTGAATTTGATCAGTGGAAAGATATTACCGGGGTATCACCTCAATTGGTTTGTCTTATTCCAGAAAACATAAGCAACACATCAAACAGCGAATCGGCCAATACATTCGTTCCTAAATCATGTTACTATAAAGGAAATATTGCAGGAGTAGGTGGATGGAAATTTGACGGCGTTGAGTATGCTACACTGCCATTCATGTTTGCGGTGAATTATAAAAATGGTGGAGAAAGTGACCCTATCCTTTCCTATTCAGATGAAAAGATAGACGGCAATATTGGGTATGGTTTATTAAAAAGGTTCTATTGGCAGAGAATGGCCATTATGCGCAATGGTCAGTTCTATAATACATGGTTCAGGCTCAAAAATGCAGATGTCGCAGGGCAATTACACCGGGAATATAAATCGTATGCAGGGCAACGCTGGGAACTTATTCAGATAAAAGGCTATCTGCCATTGAAAGATGAAAGCACATTTTGCCTGTTAAGAAAATGGGCTGCTGTTTCGATTGATGATGCAAATAATACTTACCCGACTGATGACAGTGTATTAAACGGCACAGTAAACGGCGACTATGATACTAAGTATGCACAATTAAAATGTTTAACCACAGATATTCCTTCATAATATGGCACAAACAAAAACACTTGAACGGATATACAACCTGAAGGTATTGGGTGGCGATAGTGCTGTGAAAGCAGTTGACAGCATTACAAAATCTATTACCACACTTGACCAAAAGGTTAAACAGTTAAAATCTGTCGGTTCAACAGTTGCCGAAAGCATTAATAAGGGGGTTACTGATTCTGTAAAAAATACAGGCGCAACTACAACGGCTATTGGCTTGCAAAAGACAATGACGAAAGAAATAGCTAACCAGCGTATTGAAAGGGAAAGGCTAAACAAGGAAATAAAGTTGCAAGCTCAGCTGGATGCTTCCGAACGAAATTCGTTACAAAGGGCGCAATTGTTAATCAATAAATACACCCTTGAAAAAAAGAAATTAAATCTTGCCACAGAGGAAGGAAGACGTTTGAATGAAAGCTACAATAAAGCTATTGAGAAGGCAAACAATTTTATACTTAAAAATGCAGATGCAGAAACATTAAGGACAAAGAATATAGGTAATTACAAAGTAGTGGTTCAAGGGTTAACTCCTGAAATTGAAAAAGCCGTTACCGCTTTTGAACGGGCAAATCAACGAGCTACGCAATTAGAACAAACACTTGGTAAAACACATCCGGCGGCAAAGGCTGCAAGAGCGGAGTTTGAAGGAATGATCAGGCCGCTGGAAAATGCCGGTGTTCAAATTGAAAAGGTGGCATTTCAATCAACAAGGGCCGCACAAGCTCAATTCTCCATGCAGCAGGTTTTAAGGGAAACGCCTTCAATTGCTAATGGTGTGAATGTTTATTTTTCAGCCATTTCAAACAACCTTCCTATCCTGGCAGATAATTTCAAAGCATTGAGAACGGAGTTAGGAAGTGGCCGGGCAGCTTTTAATACCATATTGAAAAGTGTTTTCTCCTTTCAAACCGGTTTGCTCTTGGGATTGACCGTACTGACTGTATATGGAAAGGATATTGCTAATTGGGTTTCTGGATTATTCAAAGGATCAAAAGCCTTAGATGATATTGCTATTAAGCAAAAACTGTTTAATGAAGTTCAGGAAAAAGCAAAAGAAGGAGCTTCATCACAGTTAGCTACGCTTGAACAATTGTATAAAACAGCAACCAATGCGAACATACCATTAAAAGCAAGGAAAGAAGCAGTTGATGAGTTGCAAAAAACATTTCCAGCCTACTTCAAAAACCTAAAGGATGAGATTATTCTTAATGGCCAGGCTGAACAATCATATAACAAACTACGTACAGCCATTTTACTATCAGCAAGAAGTGAGGCTATCAAAGATTCATTAAAAGAACTGTTTAAAAAGAATCCAACTCTCCAATTATTTAACAAGGAAGAGGCTGATGAGCAGAATAAGGAGATGGCTGAAGCGCAAAAGCAACACTTTGAGAGCAGGAAGAAGTTCAACAAAGAAATGGCCGATCTGCAACGTGGAGATTTAAGAGATCAGACTGGAGTAACAGCGCAACTCAACAGGCCACTGAATCTTACTCCTATTGTAGAGACAGAGGAACAGAAAAAACTCAAAGCATTACTTGAATTATCAGCGACAACTGAAACCGAGTTGAGTAAGTTGGGCGGCCGGGCTGATGCAGAGATAAAAGCAACTACCGATAAGAAAACAAAGTCAAAAATTGAAGCACTCAAAGCACAGTATGAGAAAGAAAGGAAAATGCTTGAAACGCTTCTTAGCGATAAGCTGATTACTGAGAAGGATTTTAATGAAAATGTACTAACTCTTGATAAAAATTACAGGGATAAAAAATTATTATTGACCATTCAAAAGGATAAAGAAGAGGAACAAAAACGAATAGGTTTTAATAACGATTTAGCTAAAAGCACTGTTGAAGCCAATGACAGGCTGTTTGAGATTGAAAAAGAAGCCGCTGAAAGACGTTTTGATGTAGCTACAGCCACAGCGGAACGAATAAAGAATGCCATTGACGATGACCCGAAGGCAACTAATCTACAGCGAATTAAGGCAGAGATTGACCTGCTGAATAAAAGAAAAGATATTCAGGTTTCCTACAATAAAGAGATGGATGCTTTGGAAAAAAGGTTTGGAAAGAAGTCGGAAGAAAATGAACAGGCCAGGGCGGATGCTATTTATGATATTGACCGGGAGCTTCGCCGCAAAAGATATGAGCAAGCTGTTGAAACTTATAATGAGCAGCTACGATTACAACAGGAGGCGACAGATAAGTTCAGAAACGATGCTGAAACAAGAGCAGCACAGCGAACTATTGATGTACTCAATAGTGAATTGACAGCAAGGCAAAAGGCTATTGAAATAAAGAAAATTCAGCTTGCAGAAACTAAAGAGATATTGGCCGGTGAAGTTGCCGCTGCTAAGATTGCATTGGAAGCAAAAGAAAAGGCATTGAAGGATGGACTTGCAACAGAGATTGAAGTATCAGAAGCAAAGAAGAGATTGAAGCAAGCTGAATTGGCCTATGCTCAATTTGCATCGAATCAGGAGTTATCTTATTTGCAAAAATTAAAGCAGGGATTCAAGGATATAGTGAATAATCTGACTGGCTTTTTCAAGGGGATAAAAGCATCACAGGAAGAGATTGGTGCAGCTATTGCGGCAGCTTCTGAAACTATCAAACAAGCTGTTAATGAAGCAAAGCAGGCATTCTTTGATAACAAACGCCAAGAGGTTGATGATGCCAAGCAGGCAGCACTGGAAAGATTGGATATTGAGCAATCTCAATTAGAATCATTTGCACAATCAGAATCAGAAAAAGAAAGCATTCGCCGCCAGTTTGAAGCCAAAAGAAAAGAGGCTGAAAAGCAAGCCGGAGAGGAAAAGAAAAAGATTGCATTGCAGCAATTGACTTTGGACTTCGCCATTGCCGTTGTAAAAACACTGGCAGCCTATCCTTTTCCATTCTCATTAATACCGGTTGCAGGTTTGGGTATATTGTATGCGGTTCAAAGAGCTGCTATTAAAAATACAAAGTTTGCCCGGGGCGGTATGCCGAAAAATGGAGGAGATATAACAGGTCCTTCACATTCCGAAGGTGGTGTGCCATTCAACTATGAGGCCGAAGGTGAAGAGTTGGCCATAGTCAATAAAAGATCAGCAAAGTCAAATCAGAAACTTTCAGTAACCGGTACTCCCAGGCAGATAGCATCTGCCATTAACGAATGGGGTGGCGGTGTTCGCTTTGCCGGTGGCGCCGCTATCCGCAAACTGGAGTATGGAGGTAATCTTGGTTCAAATCTCCGGCCACCTGCTAATCCATCTTCATTCCTGTCACCAGGTAACAGTAATTCAGGAACTGATGCAATGAATAATGTACTTAAAATGGTGGCTACAGTTGCAGGAAGTGTTGCTGCCACTAATGACCGTATTGACAAACTGAAAGTCGTTGTTGTTGCCAAGGAAGTAGATGCACAAAATACAAAGGATAAAAAAGCTGCTGAAATAGGAACATTATAACTATGCCACTAACATTCGCACAACTAAAACAGGCCATCATTGACAATACAAAGCCAAGGGAGCTTTGTGAGTTCATTCAGGATACTCTTATTTCTACTAATGAAAATGAGTTAATTGATTCGGGCATTGGTATAGCTACATGGGTTTACTGCAATGGTGTAGTTGATGATGCTTTATTAGCTGAGTTCAATCAGGCCAATCTCAATGCAAAGGGAGTTTATTCATCTGGTGTTACCATACTCAATGACCCGGCTATTGATATATATGTCATGGCCGGTGCTACTGTAACTGTAAATCTTACCGGAAATTCAAGAAGGAAGATTGCTGTCATGGGTGCAGGAATATTGTCAGTAAATCTTTCTGACAATGCCTATGCTGAAATCAAAGCATACGGACAGGCGGAATTGAATGTTACGGCTGGTAATAATTCAATTGCACAGGTTGAATATAACGATCAGACAACAGGAGATGTGATTGCTAATGATACAACTATCCTTCATACAATAGTACGGGGTAGTTCAAACACTACCTACACCGGAAACAACTCTTCTTTTTCTCTGGTTAAAGGATACTCACAAGCCGTTTGTAACATTAGCCAAAACGGTACATCAGTATTTGATATTCGCCCCTATAATAATTCAAGCTTAATCATCACTCCACCATAATGGCAAAAAACCTTGACAAATACTATACGGAACTGGACAAAGAATTACAACAACTGGCATTAGTTGATTGGGCGACTTTTGTTGAACTGATAGGCCATGATGCTGTTCTGTCGGCAAAGATTTGTATGCTAAAAAGTCGTGGCTTATCATTGAATCAAATCGGAAACAGGTTATCAGTTACCCGCCGGGTGGCACAGGTACGTTGTGAGAAATGTACCGCTACTGGTTACACTTTAGTTAAAATAACTTGATTTCAGTTATTTTAAATTACAATTTTGGGTCTGTATATGAAACAGACCCTTTCACTTTTCAATTATTCATTCAGGAATCAGAACGATTCAACCGTTGATATAAACATTGACGGCTATATCGTTGATGCTCCCACTCAGGAGATACTGAAAGAGTTTTGGGGAGATGAAACATCGGTATCATTCAAATCCCTCCGCAACCAGATTGAAAAAGCAAACCCAAAAATCATAAACCTGTATGTTAATTCAGGTGGTGGCCATGTGGGTGATGCAATGGCAATGCATGACTATTTGGTTGAGCTGGAAAACAAAGGAATTACAGTCAACAGGGTTGGCCGTGGTATTGTTGCCAGTGCAGCTACTTATCTGGTAGTTGGTAAAAATTCCAGCATGACAGAGAATAGCTGGTTCATGGTTCACAACGTACAGGGGGGTATTTGGGGCGATGTGGTAGTCATTGAGAACTATGCCAAAACAATGCGGAAATTCAACAATGCTATCCGTGATTTTTATGCCAACGTAAGCGGACAGGAGCCGGAACAGGTATCTGCTTTGATGAACAAAGAGACCTGGATGACTGCAAAAGAAGCCAAAGAGAAAGGCTTTATCAAAAATGTAACTGGTTCTCAAAATTTTTCAAATTCAATAAAGCCTGAGCATTGGCCGTATCAGAATACGGCCGTACTCAATGCATATAATTCGTTCACATCAAACAACTCAAGTATGGACCTGAAAAAAATAGGCGAAACAATTGAAAACGCCGTGAATACCGCTTTTGATTCCCTGCTAAACAAACTTGGAATCAAAAAAGAAGAAAATGCCGCCGCTGAAAATGCAGGTAAGGACTTTGCAACTGCTATCACAAATGCGATCACAGAATCGCTGAAAGGTGTAGGTGATGGTGTTGATGAAAAAATAAAAAATGTCGTTACTGAAGCGTTGAAGGAAACGCCTGAAGCATTTAAAAACACTGTTACTGAAGCGTTGAAAAACTGTGTTTCAAAAGATGATCTGAAAAACTCTTTGGACGGATTGAAGGATGCTATTGTAAATAAACTTGGCAATCCGGGTTCAGGAGAAAATAAGAATAAAAACAATAAAACAGGTAATCCACGCAACCGGTTTTCAAACGTAGAATGGTTTTCTGAAAACAATTAATCACTTTAAAAATTCTTTCACATGAAAGCAATAGATAACTCAAACGTACTTGACTATCCGCAAAAAGCCCCCGGCCTGGGTGTGGCGGCTTCCGTTGCATTTTCCTATAACAGCGGAACAAGCGATTTGACCATTACGGATAATTCAACTTATCCGGCAGGAGATAGCCGTAAATCAGTAAACATTACCGTATTTGACCGGTTCGGCAATAAGAAAGAAGCTGCCATTGGAGTAGCTCCCAACAATGTTGTAATAAGCCTTGCCGCAGGTATCAATAAAACAGAGGGTGTTTCAATTATTGCCACTGTTGTTTCTGCAAAGAACGGCCAACGGGATGGCAGTGTGCATGAAGTAACAACTTTGAAACAGTCCGGTAATCTGGACATGGAAAAATAATCACTAACCTTTTTAAATTTTTATACGATGCCCGAATTAATACCATTCAGAGTAGAGCCGAAAGCCTTCCATGAGCTTATTGTAATGCCTCAGTTTGGCGATGTGCTGGATTCAGAAACCGGCCAGGTTACCATCCCTTCCAATGAAGAAGGCGATTGGCAGATATTGGATGATGTGGTTTACCAACGTCCTATCATGGACTTGTTTGGTGGTCAAAACGTCCTGAAGCGCAGGGATGCAACCTGTAAGTTGATATACTCACCTGTTGCCCGTTTAGGCGCAAGGTATATCACTACTGAAAAGCTGTATGCAGCAGTAGAAGATTGCCAGGAAGAGTTCTATCAGGGTGCATTCTCTGATTACGAACAGCAGAATTTTGACATCTTCGGTGAAAGGGTTATGCCAACGCTTGAAAAGGGTGTGGCTACCGACCTGTACACTAATAAATATTTCGGCGATGTAAGCCGTGCATCAGATGTAAATGGCATCTGGAGTTGGAATAAGTTTGACGGTGTATTCACATGGATTGCCCGTTATATTACTGACGGAACAATTCCGGCCGGACAGACATACGTACTGCCTGACGGCCCTTTAACACCTGCACAGGCAAACGCAGCCTTACAGGATGCTTTTGATCGTCAGGATGGCATAATGAAATTCTTTGACAAGAGTATGAAAGTATTCTATGTCAATGATGATCTGGCCGAAGCATATCATGACTACCTGATTCAGTCAGGACATACTGTAATGACTGAAAGAATGAGCGGCAAGCCCATCCTTTATAAAAAAGGGATTTTGGTTAAACCCAAAAAATGGGATGGCATTCTGGCTGCTTTGAATGGCGGCACAGATGCTCATGCCGTTATTCTGACCCTGCAGGGCAACTTCCTGTATGGAGCCGACAGTAAATATGGCGGAGGGCCTAAAAGAAACGAAGCAGTAAGGATTTGGTGGAGTGATGATGATAATGTGTGGAAACGCCAGATTCATTTGAAAGCCGGTACACAGATAGCTGCACCGCAGCACCTGGTAATCGGTCTCACAGCATTTTAATTAACTCATTAAATTTTTAACCATGTTAGGTTGTAATGTAAGAGGATATACAAGGACTTGCTCCACTGTAGTAGGTGGAGCAGATATCTTGCTTGTTGGTGATGCCAACGACTTTGATTTTACCGAAGGTGCTCCGGATGTGAATGGCGATGCCACTGGTTATGCATCTGTAGCCAGACGTGCCGGCGCTACGGCATCAGGCGGTGCCTATTTCTATGATATCAATTCGCTGGAAGATTCAATCATTGTGGATATCTCACAAAGCAATCCTGAAGGAACATCTTCTGAATGGGCTTATGAGATAAAAGCAAAGATGGCACAGATGAGCCAGGCTATGACCAACTTCAATAAGAAGATTGATGCAGCGGCTTCCTGCTGCCAGTTGGTATTCATCTGGAGAAACAACGACGGTAAAATATTCGTTGCCGGTGAAAAGTATGTGAATAGTGTACTGATTCCGAAGTTTAAACTTCGTCAGGACGGTTCCAAACAAACTACAGGACAAAAGTTTTCTTCTTTCAACGGACAGGATTTGGTAGTCAAAGGTGCTTATTCCCGCTCAGCCTATGAGTTTACAGGTGGATTTGCAGCCATTCAGGGATTCATGCCATAAAAAATTGAAGTATGCCTATTAAATTAAAAAATGAGAATGCCGATGTTGTTATCGGGTTCAATAATAGCTCAAAGCCGTTAGGCCAGCGTAAAGACCTCCATTTATTACTGGAAGGTGCTATTGCTCACAACAACAGGAATATTCTTGATCTGTTTGAAGAAGTTCCAACTCTTGAAGAAATCAAAAATATCAAGGGACAAAAATTTGAGAAAGAAAAAACAGCTAAGTGAGTAATCAATGCTTGATAACAAACCAAAACAGAATGTTGAGGTTAAACTTACTATCAGAAATGAAATCAAGTTAGACCCTAAAAACCCCATACCAATTCAGTATGCGGGTAACAGCTTTAGTATTGTCAAGGGCAAAAAGTATATCCCGTTTTTGGGCAGAAAAGACAATCTGCCCAATCTTCTTTTAGAAGCCCGTCTCACATCTACTACTCAAAATGCCTGTATCACTTCCATTGCACAGAGTGTAATCGGAAAGGGCTTGTCATTTATTGATCTGGAAAATCCAGATAAGAACCTGCTGGCATGGATGCAAACTGTCAATAATAAAGAGCAGTCATTAGATGAAGTGCTGCTGAATATAATTGACGGTGAACGTACACATGGTAATCAGTTTATTGAAGTTGTAAGGGGTGATTTTGCCGGGAAAAAGTTTGTAAAGATATACCTGCACTCAATGCTGCATTGCCGCCTGGAGGAAGAGGATGAAACTACCGGATATCCTATAGCTGTGTTGGTGTCAAAATCGTTTGCAAAAAACGGGATTGTTGATCTTAATAAGGCAGTCAGGAAAATACCTCTGTGGTCTGCCAATGAACTTGACCAAAAAAAAGTGTGGGTAAAAAATGCTGATGGCACCGAAAGCACGGCCATTCATTTCAAAAATGATTTAAGTGGCATTGAACATTACGGACTTCCGGCTTCAATATCCGGGCTACGTTACCAGGTACTTGAGGGGAAATCCGCACAGTACAATATTGACAATTTTGAGAATAACATGGTCCTCGGTGGTATGCTGATATTCAAATCATCCATGACACAGGAAGAGGCAAATCGCAATGCAAAAGAGATATTGCTATCTCATGTCGGCGAAGGTAAGACCGGCCGTATAGCAGTATTATCTTCTGAAACAGGATTAGATGATGTGGATTGGAAGCCTTACGACACGCAAAAAGAAGGCAGTTATATTGAACTGGACAAAAGGATTGAGGAAAAAATCATTGCTGCTAACGGCTGGGATAGTACGCTTGCAGGTATTAACAGGGATAGCTCCCTTGGTAATGGCAGTTCTTATATCAGGTCAATATTTGATGTAAAAGAATCCTCCCTGCTCAAACCACTCCGGAAGAGACTTATTGACAAAGTTGTAATGCCTGTGATGAAAATATACAGTGCCTGGTATGGAGTAAAGGAGGTGGCAGGGTATCAATTCACTATTCATTCTGATATGCCTTTCAGCTTCCTTGGTGATCTGAAGCCGGAAGATTTTATGAAAGTGAATGAAGCCAGGGAACTGGCAAGACTGGAGCCGGACGAAAAGAACGGCGATAAGTATTTATCGGAAATGAAAGCAAAAAATAAAACTGATGTACAGGGTCAACCTACTTCCACGGAAGGTGCTAATAACAAGTGACGAGGTAATCCAGCTGGGACCGGTTGACGGTACAGTTGACCCTCGCAACCTGATATTGGCTATTCAGATAGCTGAAGAACGATTTATAAAAAAAGCTATCTGCAAGGCCATGTACTATGAGTTTCGTGACCAAAAAAATGTAGAGGTAACGGCAATTAATAAAGCATATCTGGAAGGTCTGATAAATGTTGGTAATAGTGGTGAGCCGGTAGTTCTTTCAGAAGGTCAATTGGTAAATGCAATTGAGTTCGTTACCGATAACTGGTATAAGCAATTATGGTATGAGCATCTGTGGAAGCTGGTAGCTGAGTGTGTAGTATATGTAGCAACGCCTACTAATTACCTGAGATATTCATCTGCCGGGGAAATGCAAAACAACCCTAAGACAATTACCAATGAAGGGCAGGGAGCAGTGAGTGCAGAAAGCAAAGACGTAAAGTGGAAGATGGACAAGCTGCTGATGGACAGGATTGACCCGCTGATTGAATCAATGCACGAATGGATATGCGATAACAAGGAAAACTTTCCATTGTACGATTGCAAAGAGTGTGCATGTAATGATAAGAATGGAGTGAGTTACAAAAGAAAGACTGCCTGGGTTAATCCTTATGCAGATGAACAAAAACTGAATGTTGTGATTAAATAATTTATAGAATGTACTTTGAAAATGCCATAGCACCATGCGGAACTTGCGGAGTTAGCTGTCTGATGAGAACTTTTACAGACAGAATCACTCCATCTTACCCTGTCGGTGTATTCAATGTAGAGGGAGAATATTTAGGCATAGCTGAAAGTCCTTATGAGTACATCACATTGTGGAATGATGATCCTGCAAATCAGTTAAGGGGAACGTTAAAACAAGGCAGTTATGATTTTGAGTTTAAGTTTGTCGCCAATCCGGGAGAAGAACCACTATACTCAGTTACTGGATTAAGATTTTGGCAAGTAGATGTAACTAATTGGTGCAACTTAGTATGCAACCCAACTGATTATATTCTTGTTGATGATATGATTAATCAAGCAAATTCTTCTCCATATAATTTTTCTACGGCTACCTATTACGGTATAGGTGCTTCTTATTCAATGACTAAATCAGCAATAGGAGAAACTGTTAATTATAATGCTAAAATATATTCATTTAATGTTGGAGCAATTGAGAAAACAGTAACTATATTCCATAACGACACTGATTTGCACGCAGGTATAGTTGGATTAAGTTCAGGTTATATTGACGGTGGCAGTGGTGGTTTAAATGGTTTAGGCCCTGGTCACAGACCAACTTCCATGAAAAATATAAGAGGAAAATTTCCCTTAAATACTGAACAACTTGTATTCATTACAAATGGAATGGTTAATGATAATATTAATGTAAACAATCTTAATATTTCAGAACTAACCAACGTTGTTTTCCTTTTTTTAGCGGAAGCCAACTATAATGAAGTGTCACAGGTAACCGCAGATGGGGATTTTTCAAGTATTCTTTACAATCTGCCAAATAAAGGCAGATTAGCAGGGATACATGTTGACCATAGTGCAATTATTGGTCAGAATGTATTTGGAATTGATGATAGTGGAATAGGTCAGGGATTATTTCCAAACTTAAAGGTGATTTTATTCAGATTTAGGTCAAAGCCATTTAATCCAAACGCACTTTTATTTCCAAAAGTTAATAGACTGTTCAATATAATGTATGGCAACGCATTTGGTGGACAAAACTATAGTACCCAAGAAATTGACGACATATATAATATGCTTGCAGTTGCGCTTGATAATGTTATACCTCTATTAGGCGGCAGGTTAGATGTACAATGGTGGAATACCAATGCTTCGGAGAACAGCGCAAGTTCCCGTGCATATCTTCAAGGTCAAGGATGGATAGTTAATTAATAAATAATTTTTTATGAAACACTTTGTAACAAAGCAAGGCAGTATAATTCAAACCGATACAAATCGCAAGACAATTACAACGATAAATTGCAATTCAAAGAACTTGTTCTTATCAATTCAACATGAAGATGATTTGTTGCTTTTTGAGCAGAAGTTTGAAGAGATGGGGCTGGTAGTATCAGACCCTCAATTAGTGCATGACCTTACTAACGCAATTACAACTTTCTTAAAGGGGAATTGCGGTTTTGATGTATTTCAAGACAAGATAAACAGCTTCCATATCGAAGACAATATTTTTAATCAATAAAAACTAAAACACATGAAAAAGATTATTTTATTAACAATCATTGCAACCTGCATCTCATTGACATTTTCATCCTGTGGTAATTCACCTTCAGGAAGCCCTGACAAAAAATTTACCGAAAACGGAGTTGAAAAAGTAGTGATCTCCCCTACCTGGGGGCAGGCTTTTCATTACGCCAACGAAGCCGGGCAACGAGGGTGGACAGTATTCGGAATAATACTGATTGTCATTGCCGGTGTAGTAGTATATCTCGTCAAAACTGATAGACTCTTATTCCTTGGGAATAAAGGTGGAGTGGCCGTTAACATTGGCCTGTTTGTACTACTTGCTTCAGCTATGGCATCTATTGGCTCAAAGCCCGGAAGTGTCAAATGGAACAACGATAAAATAGTTGACAAGGCACATTATGAAAAAGTTGGTGCAAAATATCTGTGGGATAGTCTGGAAAAAAATTGCCTAATTATTGACGGACCATATAATTGTTACAAATAATGTTTATCCTGATTCAAATTCTGTTCGCTGCTTACGCCTTCATTTCTGCCATTGAGGAAGCAGCCTGGTCTTGGGGTTACAGAAATTACCTGATGGACAGCTTCCGGAAAAAGGAGCAATTAGATATTGCTCACAAAAGCGGAGCGGTGGCAGTTGGTGTTATCATGGTAACGATTGCCATAGTTTATACAACTACCATTACCAGTTCTCTGCCAATCAAGATGTTTGTATTCATAATATCATTTGCCAGTACAGGCTTTTGGTATTGGCTTGTTTTTGATATTAAGTATGCCATGCAAATCGGCCAGCGGTGGGATTATATTGGCGAAACAGCAGATACAGATAATTGGCTGATTAAAAAGTTTGGAAGCAAAGCCGGGAAAGTAAAGGCCGCTATCTGTGTATCGGCAATTGTATTGCTAAACATAATATTCTTTACCCTACTTATTTAACCGTGAATACATCTGAAAATATGGAACTGATTGAACTATCCAAAAAAGTGGACTCAATTAAAAAGGAGTTATCCGAGCAAAGTGTAGAATTAAAGCAAATAAGAGATGCGCTCCTTGGTAATGAGTTCAATGAAAAGAACGGAATTATTAACCAGGTTAAAGATCATGAGGATAGACTTGAAGCGATGGAAAAAAAGTGGAATAAAATGATCTGGCTTGCAATTGGTGCCGGTATCGGCGGCGGTATTACAATATCAAAGATTATCAGCCTAATTGCCCAGTCAATTGCAAAATAAAAACATGAAACCAAAAAGAATAACACTGTCAAAAATGGGGCTGTTTGTTGCAGCAATTGCCCTGTTCTTTTCCATCCGTCAATGCCGCAACAATGCTATTGACGCTGAAAACTGGAAAGGAAAATACACCTATCAAAATCAGGTTATTGATTCGTTCAAGAATAACAAGGGTATTAAGGTGGTTGAACAAAAAGTAGCCGAAACAAATGACAAGGACGAATTGAAGAAACTATCAGCGCAGTTATTTGACCTGAAAAAAGGCATGGAAAGAAAGATAAAGGAAGTGAAGGCCCTGGTAAAAGCAAATCAGCAGGTTGACATAGTTGATGATACAATTCCGTACACAACCGATAATCCTGTAAAGCTGGAAGATTATTATACAAACGACACACTCGTTCATAAAGACAGCGTAATTATCCCTCCACGAAGCTTTGCAGTGAATGATTCAAATTATTCACTGCATGGCAAGGTATTGCTAACCGGTGTAATGATTGATTCTTTGAGGCTGCAAAACACTATCAGTTTCAGAATAGCAGAAAAAAAGACTGGACTGTTCAAAAGGGAAACAGTAGCGCAGGCCATCAACAGCAATCCATTATTTCATAATACCGGGATGAACAGTATTGTACTTAAAAAAAAGACAACCGCCTGGAATAAGTGGATAAAACCGGCACTGACGGCAGGGATAACATTATTTATTCAATCAAAATTAAAGCTATGATATTCGTTTCAGCAGGCCATCACAATGCAGACCCCGGAGCAGTTGGCAACGGCTACCGTGAGGCAGACCTTACAAAAAGGCTCCGTGATATTATTGTTGCCAATCTAAAAGCAAGAGGATTACAGGAAGGTAAAGATTTCGTTCAGGATGATGATCGGGAAACGCTATCTGAATACCTGAAAAGGATTCAGACCGGTGATGGCAGTGTGGTGTTTGAAGTTCATTTTGATGCTGGCCCTCCTACTGCCAATGGCTGTACAATGATTATCCCCAACCGAAGCTGGACTAAAGAATATGTTATTGAGCAACAATTCGGCTTTGAACTGGCTAAATTGACCAGCTCTATCCTCGGTGTAAAAAACAGGGGTGTGAAAGATGAAACGCAAAGCCATGTTGGGAAATTGGCGATCATGCGGGAGCAGGGCATTAACGGATTATTAGAAGTTGGCTTTATTACCAACAAATCCGACATAGACAGGTATTTGCTAAACGAGCATCCGCTCGGGGCGGCCATTGCCAATATTCTAATTAAATATGACGGCCTGAAATGAAGTGGTTAAAAGCGATATGGGATTACTTCCGCAAAAGCTGGGAGGGCAAGGATGGTAAATTTTCATACCGCCGGGCTTTCCAGTATGCTTTCGGCATAAGCGCAATTGTAATAGGTAATCAGTCAGGATTGACAGAAACGCAGTTTAAAGTTGTGTTTCTTTTTTCCATGCTTTTTATATTAATGGCCGGACTGATGACTGTACAGCAGTTAATTGAGTTGTTGAAATATGAGAAGCTAAGTCAACAGGCTGGAATTAATCCGTATTCATTTTTAGGCGATAACAATAATACAGGCGAAGGTGCTAAACCTTATGAGGAAGAAAAAAAGGATTCTTAAATTTTGGCAACAGAGGTAAAACTATATCAATCATTTCCCGGCTCCATGTCGGCAAATCAGCACAAGTATAACTATGTTCTGATTAAGAGCTATCTGGAACAACTACTTAATGCCCCTGCAGGGAGTCTTTCACTAAGTACCATTGAAAAGAATCTTGGTGCAAAGGCTACCTACAGCGGAAGTTTTGATATCACTGGGTTGGCCGGATTAACCCCCGGGGCACCTGTATTAATTCAACAGTCAGCAGGCCCATATACGGGCAAAGGAACGCTTGCAGATGAAAGTGAAGATATGATAACAGCTAACGCTTATGTATTAGATTCAGCAACAATAAGAGTTTATTGGCAGGCCGTAAAAAGTCCGGTAATGGGCAATATTAAATTCAACTATTCAATAGGTTAATATGGTACATCAGGGAGCAACAACAGGCAATTTAGCAGAAGTGACAGGCAAGAACGCTGCATTGGTATCAATTCAGCAAAGAGGTAACGCTTTCGCAATTTCAGCAGTAACTGGAACAATTGCGGCTGCTTTAGCAGCTAACAGTTCAATTTTTGCCATGAGGTTTGACCCTGGGGCAGGAACAAAAAAAGCCAGAATTGAAAGGGTAAGAATTGCATATACAACAATAGTGGCATACACTACTCCAATAACTGCTGGCCGTAGATTGGCTATATACAGAGGTTCTGGTGCTAACGCTACCGGTGGTACAGCTATTGCAACGGTTGCCAAAAAACACTCTACCTCCAACAATTCTGAATTTGAATCAGCACAGGGGGGTGATATAAGAATTTCAACAACAGGAGCATTGACGGTTACAAGTATCACTTTTGAAACAAACGAATTTGCCATCATGCCATTGGTCCATGTTGGAGCGGCCGGTAACTTCTTTGAGGAGGTATTTGAGTTCAATGCCAACGAATCCGCACCCATTGTTTTAGAACCAGGTCAATTGCTTGCTATCCGTAATCCGCAAGCTATGGATGCCGCAGGGACCTGGCAGGTGGCTGTCCGTATAGATTGGTATGAAGAAGATTCCACAACACTATAATTTTTTTTCTCATAAGCAGTTAGTTTTGGTTACGAGGCCGGGTTTCTACCTGGCCTCTTTTTAAGCGGCCAAAATCTGCCATAATTCTTTCAGGTGTTCTAACCAGCTCCCGTTCCCGCTACAAAAAAGAGGCTGTCTCAAAAATGGGCAGCCTTTTTTCATTAAGTATAGTATTTATGCCCTAATCAGCCAGCCCACGAATTAATATAGCATTTA